TTGTTCAAGGTCTTCTTCTGTTCCTGTGTCTTCTGAGTCCTGATTCTCAGGCTCGGGTTGAGATTCGTCCGGTGTCGGAACTATTCCAGCTTCCTGGAGTATTTCTGATCGGCCCATAATGTCTGCGAGCATCTGATCTTCAGAACCGCTGTCAACAATGTTATCATCCGTTTGGGTAGAAATATTATTATCAGCCATTATTCATTTACCTCCGTTTTAGTATTATACGGGTTATCTTTACCAAAATTGGGATTACCTCGTTTTTTCTTCGGAGTATTCTCTTCAATTAGACCAAGCAAGGCTGATCGATATTCGACTAAGCCCCGTACAACGCTAGCATCGTTTCTAATACGATTTGCTCCGGTAAGGTCTATTATGTGTTGATTAATAAAGTAGTCAATTGATTTGTCAATGTTGTCTACTACTTTATTTATTGATTCGTTATTACTTTTAATCATCGCTGTCCACCTCACTTAACTTTTCCATAATTGGAATGTTACGACCCTTAGTCTCAATACTAATTAGCTTTTCTTTAACGCTGCCCAGCGCCATAGAACAAGCATATAAGTGTTCTCGAGTCTTGGTCTCATGAGGTTCTGTCTTCAGCCACTCTAAAAAGAAATCTACTAAGATATCTCCGTAGGCTGAGTCGAAAAAACTATTTCTCATATCTGCTGAGAATGTAGCTTCTTGTAGTGCTATTTGTGATAGACGATCAGGATGCATCTTCTTTGTCATCCGCTTCTCACCTGCTTCTCTGTACTTTTCCATAATTTACCTTGTAAACACATCATCCTTTCGGGTAGAGGTGTGGGGGTTAGAAGAGGGGGCTATTGTTGCCCACCTCCTCCCATAGCTTGCTGTAGTAATTGTATTGCTTGCGCAGGTTCAATTCCTAACTTCTTTACCATCTCGTCTAAGGATTCTTCTCCTTTTCCTGAAGGTGCAGCTTCAATAGACTTAACTATCTCCATTGCCTTCATCATTATTTCGTCCATATTTCCCGGAACTGGGAGATGGTCAGGTGGCACTTCTGCTTTAATCGCTGCAGTCTTGAGCTTAGCCCATTCTTGGCCGTGACGATCGAGAGCAATAGCAGTTTGACGGATATTATCTTGTAGTGCGTTGTCGGCTTGAACTTTGGTATAAACCGAGTTAGCTTCAGATTGTTTAGCTTTAGATTCTTCAACACGCGATGTTATCTCCTTGATTTTCTTAGTTTCTTCAGCTTTCACTTTTTGTTGTTCGCCTGCTTCTTTTAAGAATTCCTCGGTAGTATGATCACGAAGATAGTTTTCTGGTTTAAGGTCTAAAGTATTAAGTAAGTCGAAAGCAATAGTAGCTATCGCGTCAGGCTTAATCATACTCTCAGCTCCCGCTTCTTTAAGCATAGGTATTAACTGTGATGCAACTAACATGAGTTTATCACGTTTGTTACTATTAGAGTTTTCCCCCAGATTTACATCAACTTCCAGTTCAATACATTCTGGTAGGTTTTTAAGATCTAAATCAAGTATTTCTCCTCTACGATCAGACATGATTGTAACTTCATCCATGTTGTCACGTATAGTTTTGAATACACCATCACACAGCCTTTTGAATCCACCCTCTGCAAATTTACGTGCAATGTGTTGGATACGCTTTTGACTAGCATTCATTACTTGACTTAACTTCATCTCGCTGTTACCTGAGACATACAGTTCATCATTGAGGCCTTGAGCCGCTTTAGACATACCTGTGGCTTGCTCTTTGTGTACCTGCAAATGTTGTAAGAGAGGTACTGTTCCTGCGCTGATTGCGCTGGGCGGCAAGTCTGCTACTGCACCCTGTGGATTACCGTTTGTAGGAATGATTTGTTTAGGCCGCATGTTTTGCAACGCAGAAAAATCTACTACATTAGGGTCTGCCAGTTTAGGAGAGTAGTTTGTTAAGTAAGTGTTTTCCACAAAGCCACGGAGGATGGCAGTGGAAGTAAGCGTAGTAGAACGGGTCATGTCTGCTACAGAAAGACCAAAGAATTCGTAAGGAATTTCAAAGGGGCTTAATGACGCAAGAGGCACATAACTACAATCTTCTTCATAAAGAACAATTGTTCCTGCTGTAATAAAGTGTTTTAGTTCTGCTATACCATCTCCATCACGATCAACCTTCATCCAGCATTCAGTTACTGCAACATTACGGTTGGCCTCAAGAGAGATATCATTATTTTCAATATTCATACCTTGATAGTAGGTTTGTCCAGTTACCCGCTTACGTACAGCAACGTCCTGTGAGTAAGAAGAATTGTCTTCAGAAGAGCTAGGTAAGTCTGCCCAATCTTCTACGTTTTCCGCAATTTCAGGATACATCTTTCGTATGTCAGAACGAGACATTTCTACTTGAATTCCTACAAAATTAGCGTCTTCAATACTACCTGCATCTCGTGAGATTAAGAAGTTCTCTGGCGGCACGTTTTCGATCTTAACCTTAGACATATCATACGTTCTTTTCAGACGAACGTCCGCGTATGTATTAGTCATGGGATCAAAACTTAACTCGCCTACAACCTCAATGTCTTTGTCTGACAGCTTAAGATCAAGAGCTTCCTCTGTAAGAGACTCATATTCTTCAAAGCTAGTAGATTTGTCTTCCACAAAATCCCAACGGATAACGGAGTTTTTCCAAAGTAGAGCCGATTTAACCCAAGTGTTTAGAAGTTCCCATCCGTTGTTCTTCTTAAAGATAGTGTAGTTGACTAAGTCAGACGCATCATTGGCGGCGGCAATTGCCATCGGAGATGCTGACCAGGATTTAAACTTTGCAAGTCGATTGTTATTAAACATCAACTCTGAAATAATTGCAAGATAGGCTTCGACAGTTTCCGTTGTATCTGAAGACACAATTTTAGAAACACCATTAGGGCGTAAGTGTCCTTCTGGAACACCCGCATACTCAAATGTAGACTGTAGCCTGTCGTTAGCCAGCTCAGAAGAGTTTAAAAAGTCTCCTACTGAGTTAGCGGCACCCGTTGCAATCAAATTTATTAATTGTTCGTCAGTTACTTTTTCACGGTAACCTTTCATATAATCGCCCATATAGGCCTCCTATCTATCTATCACCCACATGGGTATTTAAGGTATGTTCGGGGTTTTTGAACCAAAGGCACCCCGAGGCCTAGAGGACAGCATGAGGTTCAGCTGTGTAGCCCGTCTTTTCCCTCTTTACGCCATTCTTCGCGGTGGGCACGGGCAAGCTCTGGCTCTTTACTCTCTATCTCATTCTTGCGACTATATGTCACAGAATTTTTAGACTTAGTAGTAGGATCCCATATTTTGCCATTCTTTTGTTTTACGCCTTTTGAGGCTCGATACATTGACATGTTATCCTCCTAAATCTTTTTTGAGTTGAGCTAATTCTTCTAACTCTGCTACACTTAAGTCTGCACTAGTCTTTTCTGTAGTAATAGATTCGACCCGTGTTTTCTTTGGTGCTTTATATTCTCCTAGCTCTTTAGCAATTTTAAAGGCTTCTTCTCGGTCGCCTTCCTCCATTGCTTCATGCATAAGCAGTTTCATTATATCTAAAGGGTCTTGAGCTACAGAATTAATTGCTTCCAAAGTTTCTGCCATCTCAGCAGCCTTTTCTCTAATCCTGATATCTCGCTCTTTCTTCTTTAGTCGTGCTTCGGCTGATGCCTTAACCCCTGCTGCCTGAAAATTTTTTATCTTTTGCTGTCCTTCTTCAGTCTCAGGGTTAATCATATGTTGAGCAAAGTTAGCTTGTCGAGGATCTTTCATCATCCTCTGTCTAATTTCTTCTATCTGTTTGCTTGTCTTTGGCATTATATCCAGTCCTCATTATTGACGTTAACAAAATTCTTTTGTCTCCAATCAACTTTTTGATTTGATAACTTATCAATGTTAGTACGGTAAGCCTCCCATGCAATTGCAAGAGCCATAACAGTGTCATCGTGATGACCTTGTAAAGCTTCGGTTTTACCGGACGCCGTGGAAATGTAAGTTTTCATTTCATTTAAAATTGTTTTGGACGGAATCCAAATGTCTTCTTCTTCAACTGCATTTTTTAACTGACCAATAACGCGGGGTTTACTCCCGTGTGTCATTCTAAAACCGGGAGTTTGCCCCTCTTCCGAACTCAATTTAGCCGCTTTAGTTTCATAATACATGTTGACATAGCTCATTTGTTTAAGCCTTTGTAACGTGGCTACACCCATACTGTTGGATTCTACTGCCAACAAAGAGTTATTAAAATACCTGCCTAAGTAAAACAGATGTTCCCCGTATAAAGTAGGGTCCACAGTGTTGTCTCGATACATAGCACAAATGTGACCTTGAGTGTTTAACACAATAGCTGTGCTGTAGTCTTGCTTAACTCCCAGTGCAACGTCTGCCCCAATAATGTAGTTATCCTTCCAATCCGGTGGAATCCAAATTTCAAGGTTACCTCTAGGGCTGTCATCAAAAGAACCTAGCTCATTGTTGTAGCCTCGTAGCGCAATCGGCTGCACAGGCACAAAAGAGTTAATCTTCTCTGAGTCAAACACAGAAGCACCAGAAACTAAGAAGGCTTCTTCTGAGTTAGCCGGGTATTCCTGTCTAAACTTGTCTACTCCACCCTCAACGATTTTTAACCGTCTCCAGTAAAGTTGTTCATCACTTAGCTCATACTTTTCTTTGTA